AGCTCCTTGATCTCTGCATCTACCGCAGAGAGCGGCTGCACCTCCCCTTTTCTGTTCACTGCCAGCACCGGTGGTGGGAGTGCAAGGCTTGGCGAGGATGAGCCCTCAGGCCCGCCCATCACCTCATCACCATCGAGTGCATCCTCATGGGGGTCTGGAGGCTCTGATCTCTCTGTCTCTCCACCACGTCTTGCCAGACCTATGGCCGCACCAGTTGCAGCCTGTGGACCACCAGCCACCACAGATGCAATCGCTGTTACCCCGGCACGACGGCCCAGAATGTCACGGATCTCTGCTGCATTCCGGGCATTTACCAGCTCCTCATCAAGCCCATGAGCCCATGCATTACCACTCTGCAGCTGGGTTGCTGCCTGCTCACCGAGCATGTCACGGACCACAAACTCGGTGAGCTTGCGGATAGTCTTGCCATCCTTCCTTGCAGATCCACTGATCAGATCACCCAGCACCTTGAATGGGCCGAGCTCAGTTGCATATTCAATAGCTGCATCGGTGCCCCCGTAGAGTGCCGATTCACCCGGTGCTCTTCCCCTCTCCCGGGCAGTGCCATAGGACTCTACCCCGGTAAGACCCGCACCCGCACTGGCCGCTACCCGTGGGCTGCGGGTGATGATGCCGGCGGCAATGGCCGGTGCCATCTGCAACAGTGATGTAGTGCCTGAGAAGATTCCCTCCTCAACCATCGACATCTCTTGCGGGGTGAGCTCCTCGATCCTGCGGTCATTGGCACGAATATCCTCTATCAAAGACTCTACCGTCTGCTCCTTACGAGCAGAGAGCTCCCTGTCGGTTACCCCCACCATCTCCTCGGCCAGCATGGGGTTGAAGCCGATACTTCCCTGAATATGTGGGGGGAGCAGATCAATTGCCTGCTCCGGGGTAAAGCGGTCGACCAGACCCAGCATTGCTGCATTGCCACCGCGTTTCAGTGACTCACTGGCCACCCCGGTTACACGTTCTCCAAAACCAATCTCTGGCTCAGGTTTGGGAGCAGGTTTCGGATCTGGTTTGTCTTCAGTGCCACCCTCTGCCACAGGGGTCCACTCCTCCACCACACTCCACTGCCTGTCTGATGACAGTGGGCTCTTGTCTGTCTCATCCTCCTCCCACTGCTCCACTACGCGCCATGGATCTCCCACTACTTGACCCTCACAGCCCGACCACCGCTAAGCGTCCATACCTGTCCGTTCTCAAAACGGGTCTTTTTCCCCTCACTGAGCAGGTGAGTTGGTGGCCCCTCTGACTGCTCTTGGTCTTTACCCTTTTGTACTCCACCCACCGACCGCTGAATCTCACGGTTAAAGTCATCTGCCCCCTGGTCCATAATCTCCCGCGCCCTGCGGTTGATGAAGGCCTCACGGCTACCATCATCAGGAAAGTCCTCCTCATCACTAAACCCCTCAACACCACCAATAGTCTTCGCCTCTGCCGAGGCCTCAGCGGTTGCCTCCTCCAGGGTCTTCAGCAGGTGTTTGCGCCTATAGACCAGATCGGCGATTTCACCAGGTGAATATCTGTTGGGGGATCTGCGCTCAATGGAGTGGGCAATCCCCTCAAGACGACTGAAGAGGCCGGTATTACCCTCCGGCAGGGTCCAGTTGCCACCCGCATCAAGGGTGCCCCCCATCCGGCTCTTGAGACCACCGGAGATCTTGCCGTAGGCGCTCTGCTGGTTATATTTCTTGTCGGTGTTGATACTGCTGCCATTGACCCCCTGACGGCGAAACACCTCTGCCCCGGTTTTTGGGTTGACCAGGGTCTCCTCATCGCCCACCTTGACCGGGTCTACACTCTCCCCAAACATCAGCTCTGCCTGCTCGGAGGAGAATGAGTAGGGCTTGCCGGACCGTGCATCGATCACCGGGGAGCCATCTCCATCGACCACATGGACAAACCCTCCGATCTCCACCACATCAGCTGCACTCTCAATGCCATTGGATTTGATGCGGTTGATCATCTCGGCCGCCTCCTGGCCTGCACCCAGTTTGTAGAGCTGGTAGATCCCCTTGTACTGCCCCTTTACCGCCTCCATCATCCTGCTGTTGGCCTCCACTGTTTTCGGCCCCTGCAAAATCTCGGTTATCTCCGCCTCACGCTCATAGGTGTCGAGCTTGTAGTTCCGTACCTTAGAGTCAAACTCCTGCCGGTCACGGCGCTCTTGCTGGATCTCCCCTGCCGGGAGCTGACTGCTTAGCGTGTGCTCTGATTGACGGTTGGAGAGCCCCTTGCTGGTCACATTCAGTCCGTGGATCTCATCCCTCTGTCCTGCCTCAGTATCAAACCGCCCCAGCTCCTTCTCCTGCACGGCGGCAGTAGACTCCTGGCCACTAACCTGCGCCTCCAGTGATCTCTTTCTCAGCCCCCGCAGCCCCTTCTCATACTCATGCTGCTCAGACCTTCGCTCCTCCTGTGATTGCGCCCTGCTGTTTTGCTCCTCGGTCAATCTATTGCGGCGCACATCATCCATCCCCCGCATTGCCCCTTTCGCCATATATCCAAACCCAAGTCCACCCATCGTTATGCTCCAATCAGATTTTTGCCAAAGGTCTTCATATCACCATCTGCACCGAGTCCTGCACCTGCAAAACGCATTGCCAGCTGACTGCTGTTAGATGCTGCATCCCCATACTGTTTTGCCAATGCCCCAAAATTCCCGGAGGCGTTATTGAGTCCAGACTGCGCAGCCGCCGGTAGCCCCTTGCCAAGTCCAAGGGCTGTGACCCGCTGGTTCCAGTCCTCGGTTCTCCCCTGGGTACGGGCCAGATTCATTGCATGGGCCTTGGCCTGGGCTCGCTGTAGCGCATTGGAGTTGGCAAGGCCTGCATAGCGTGCTGATGCCGGATTAACCCCCATCCGGGTCAGCTGCCGCTGCTGTATCGCATGAGCCTGGTCAAAGTTTTGCCCCACATCAGAGGCGGTCTGGTTGACCTGACTCTGGATCTCGGCACCACTTAATCCTGCATCACTGACCAGCTGACTTTCCAGTGGTCGGTACTGGCTCTTGTAGTAGTCCCACTGATCCTGCGCCATCTCCATCTGCTGGGCGGCAATCGCAGTCTGGCTATCAGCCATCCTGTCTGCGGTCTTTCCCGCCTTGTGCCCCTGATAGAGCGATCCAGCTGTACCAATAGCTGCAATTCCGGTAATCGGGTCAGGCATCTCCTCTCTCCTCTGTTCTCTTCTCTCTCACTGTTTTTTCTCTCACAAGAGCCTCCCTCTCGAGGGCCTGTTTATATTCACCAAACGGCTCCACGCTCATTACCCCCCTGCGTATCTCCATCGACACCTCCCGCATCCAGCCATATCCTCCAATCAGCCAGCTGCACTGGGAGACCAGGGTGGCAAGACTTGCCCGCAGTCCATAGGCATAGGCTCTGCCATCCCCACCAAACTCCCGCTCCAGGGTGGTGGAGTCGATCCAGTCGATCAGGATGTTGCGGAGAATCGGGGTAAGTTGTTGCTGATGGCGCAGATAGAAGGGGTTGGTTGGGAGCTCACAGAGCACGGTCCAGAATGCGGTGTTGATCTGCTCATCACTGACTGCCCTGTCACGGTCGATCAGATCATCCCAGCAGTGCATCGCCTGATAGAGATCAGCCACCATCCGCACTGCATCGAGATCACCCTGCAGAAGGCGCTCCAGATCAGCCACATCGATCGTCTGCTCTCCCATCAGAATCCATCCTCCACCAGGCGCTGCTCTACCGCTTTCCGAACTCCCATCTCATCCCCAATATCCACCCCCTCAATCTCATAGAAGAGCTGGTGGTGGACTGCAGTGCGACTGAGTTTTCCATCTCCATCTACAGATTCATCACCGCGCTCCCGAAAGAGCACATCGATCCCAAGGGAGCCATTTCCGAGCCTCTCAACACGGTCTATCAGATAGGGAATAATTTTCACTGCGCATACCTCGATGGATGGGCCAGCAGATAACTGTTGGCAGATAGATTGATCGACTGGTTTGAGTAGGGCCAGCTGCCACCACTACTGCTCCCTCCCCCCACATCAAAGAAGAGAAAGCTCTCATCTGACTCGGTATGCCAGTGGTGTCCATAGCTGTAGGTGAGCCATCCGCAATCCAGTACTCCTGCCCGCACCCGGAAGGCTGAGCGGTAGAATCCCCACCAGGTATCGGTACGACTCCACTCACTGCTCCAGCCAATACACCAGCCGAAGAAACTGAATCCGGTGCACTTCTCAGAGTACTGACTCTCCGAGTACTCCCGCTCCGCCTGTGCCAGTGAGGGGGAGCAAAACATCAGATCCTGCCAGTTGAGGCTACCGAGGTCGTAGCTGTTGTACCCGGTTGGGGTGAGCTGGTTGGCACTGCTGATCGGACTGTTTGGCGGCTGGCACTCCCCGCCACCAGTCACCGCCAGTGGCTGGATGCGGCTGTCAAAGGCCACCTCACCATCATCCCGAAATACCAGCATCCCGTAACTCTCAGAGCGCTCCCCAAACCCCTCCGGTACCGTGAAGAGAAAAAGATCAGGGGCGGTTCCACCCGCCCCGCTTCTGGCTACATCAATCTCCCACATCCCCGTGGTCGATTGATCAACTGAGACCACAGAGAAGAAGGCACTGTCACTGTTGGGTTGGATAAATGGAACCGGCACTGTGGCCAGCTCTATGGTGTAGCGAAAGAGCGTACAGCCGCCATACTGATCATGCTGGGAGACGATCCCGGAAAAATCTGCCCTGCCTGCAAAGTGGAGATTGGAGAGATCACTGGATATCAGTACCTGCCCTGCATCGTTGTAGGCGCGCATCCCATAGGAGTCACTCATCGTGCCAGCACCAGAATGTAGGACTCCTCACTGCCACCCCCTACACTCACCACCCCCTCACTCCCGGTTACGGTAACGGTTACTGTGTGGCTATAGGCTGCACGGTCAGGCGGTGGGTCATTGATCAGAAACTGCAGCGTCATCACCTCCATCCCCCCAATGGCCGGATAGTGCTGTACAACACTCTCACCTCCCCCCACCCGAAAGGCTGCCACCTGATTCCAGGTAACATCCGAGCTTGAGTAGGCGAGCTCCCCGCCGCTTTGATAGATGTTGAGGCCATACATCAGAGCTTGCCGATCCGCACCCTCAGGGTGTCGCCCTGGTAGACCTCCACAAACTCATTGGTGAGATCGACCACAAACTTGCCACTGGCAGACTCCATCCGCCCTGCAGTGACTGTGCCGAGATTGGCGCTAAAGGCAGAGAGCGAGGTGGTGCTGATCTTGTCAGCTGAGAGTGTCTTGATCTTCTCACCTGGAATCAGTCCGGTCTCTCCCCTGATACCTGCAAGGCTACTCCACTGCCCCTCAATGGTGGAGGTGGAGATAAAGCGGGCCCAGTAGTAATAGACCGAGTCCGGATCTACCGCATCGGCATAGAGGGTATGGCTGGACTGTCCGAGCAGTACTGCACTGCTGCGCTCATCAACAGTAGAGCGCCAGATCTCGGTATAGGCGTGGTTGCTATAGCGGGGTCGGTCCCACTCCAGGAGGATATGGGAGAGTGATCCGGTAGCGGTGAGATTGGTGGGTGCAGGAGGTGGTGTCTGGTTGTACTGCACCGCATCTGCAGCACTCTGAAATCCTACACCTGAGGTTTTATCATCGGCTCGGTGGATGCTCTTGCCATCGATCAGATGGACCACACCTCCCTGATAGAGCTCTCTGAGTGTTACCGCACGGTCTAATTTGTCTCCACGCTGACCTAATCTCACCTCCAGTGCCTCCTTGATGGAACCGAGAAAATGGCGCATGGATGCCTCCAGACCGGTCGGTATCTTGCCAATAGCCGGGATCTTGGTAGTTTTAGCCACCATTTTTCAGCGCCTCAATAGAGGTTCCGACTGCAACCGACTCGATAGTCTGATCTCCCTCAAGCTCAATGGAGAGTGAATCAGCCTTTATCCCGCCCGGAAGACGAAAGGGACGACTGCTTCTGACTGTTCTGGTGACGTTAGGAGCTTCTGAATTACCTAGATACAGCTTGAAGATAATTGGATATCCTTTTGATTTCACAGTAGCACTGCCAAAGTTTACTGGTAAACTTATTGAATATTGGGCACTCCTCCAGGATAAACTCTGGTTAGTGGTGCCACGGTCCAGCGCATGGATCTTGCCGCCGCTTTGCAGATAGAGGGTGTCGCTCTCAAGGTCACTAAATCCCCCATCAGCTCCTTGATCCATAAAGACCAGAGAGCGCTCTGTGGGGTCAAATAGAAAAGACGCCGTGACGCCCGTCACGCTGTCCTTGTAAAACCCCACATACCTGCCGTCACTCAGATAGCCGTGCATGGAAGATGGGTTAAGCTCCTGCCACGCCTCCCTATCAATCACTGAATCGCTGATCAGCTCTACTGTAGAGCCGGAGACTGCCACTAATCCATCTGGGCTTGCATAGATCACATAACGGCCCAGATCGACCATTGATCGTTTTGAGATGCAGGATTGCTGCACCTCAAGTTTGCTCATCACCATTGAGGCGGGATCGGTGCCTGTGACCAGATAAGGGTATCCAGTGGTTGCCACCACCAGCCCGCCACTGCTCACCCCCAGCGCCACAATCGGGAAATCGGTAACCAGACGGTAACGCTGTGGCCATGCATAGGGGAGATAGGGCTCAGAGAGACAGATCTCGTTCCCGGTAAAGCCCGCCAGCACCCCGTTGGGTAGCGAGACAACTCCGCTGAGCGCACCCGTTGGGTAGCTCTCATCCGGCGGCATCGACCACTCATCTGATGGCAGCACCTCGCCTAACTGAGCCTCATCCAGTGAGTCGGTATAGTCAGCCTGAGCCACCGGGATCTCTGCTACAAACATAAAATCCCCGCTTCCCCCTGTAGAGGTGCGGTAGACCCGCTTGGCGGTGATGTTGTGGTTACCGGTCGGTGCTGCTGCAACTCCTGAGAGCACCACATCCTGCCCAAACTGTACAGTCACCAGATCAGAAGGTGCTGAGGGCACTCCCTCCTCTCCCCAACCGGAGACATAGGTGTAGACGTAGTGGCGCTCCTCTAAAAGCTCAGTATCTCCCTCACCACTGGCCTCCACACCCGGCTTGGTGGCAGGCATTGGAATCCCCAGCCGATAGCTGACTCTGGGATAGGAGCCTGTACCTGCAGCCAGTGCAGTCGATTGATCGATCTGCCGTGGATAGCCATCACCTGTATAGATGGTGCGCCTGGTGGTATCGGCCGCAATAGGCCCTGGCACCACATCCACCTCACACTCCCAACTTAACCAGTGCTCTCCATAGCGGTAGATGGTTTTGGTATCAGCTGTGGTGGAGGTGATCTCTTGTAGCGTTCTGAGCGGCTCCAGATCACCGGAACCGAGCCTGCAGTTTCTTGCCACCTGTCCATACCCCTCAGCCAACAGGCGTGGAGAGACCTTGGGCACTGTGCCTCTAAAGCGGTCGATCCTGAGACCTGTCACCAATCAGAGAAGATTATTGTTCTTCGGAAGCTGCTTGGCTCGGCCAATATTGAGCGCAAACAGATCAAGGATGCGGTAGATCTTGCCCACCACGGTGTCATCAGCCGGGGTCTCGGTGATTGCCGCAACGGCACTGGCCAGCGATACCGTAGCAGTCACTATCGAGAAGATCGACCCAAAAGGGTCCGTTATTAAATCAACCATTTTTCTACTCCATAAAAAAACCGCCGAAATGGCGGTCTGTAAAAATTATTGTGGGTGAAGGCTATCCACGCTCCTCACGGAGTATCTTGAAGATATCCGAGAGCATCCCTTTAACTTCACCTATATCACGGTGATAGTCGTCACGTTTTACATACTGATCGGTCATATTGATCTGACAGTCGGTAATACGGCGCTCCAGCTCCTCAAGGTCGGTGGTCAGCTTGCGCAGAAAATACCCAAGCGGCATGATCACCAGAGTCAACAGGATGTTCCAGAACAGATCAGGGTCTACGTTCATAGCGGATTTGCTTTCAGCTCCTCCTCGCTGATATAGACAGGCTCCACAGGATTATCTACAGGCGCAGGCTCTGGTATCTCTTCAATGGCAGGCCAGTCGGCCACTTCATCCTCGGTCATAGAATCCTTAACCTCCTGAATAGCACTTACCCAAGCCCCATCAGCTGCTATAGAGCCGCTCTCCTTCACCTCTTTGAATATCATATCCAGCTGCTCTCCAATTGGCGGGTAGAGTCTGGCCTGCCCATGTTCAGAGACAACAGGCTCAGTGGCCTCGATCAATGCCTGCATTGCCTCCCTGTCTACTACCTCTCCATTAATTGTTACCTTACGGCGCTCCCCGTGAGGACCCTCCAGATCGGTATAGACCCCCTTGTTAAACATATCCCTCAGATCATCGATGCTACACCAGCCGTTAAAACCAAGATCGGTGATAATTACTCGATAGTTTTTCATTCCTGCTCTCCTTAATCGTCGTCACGCACTACGGCTGTAGGCTCTGTGAAATAGGTACCATGCTCACCAAAATACCAGTGGTGGTCATAGGAGTTGTTATCTAGATAGACATCCAGTACACCACCACTGGTCCGTACCGCAGCAGGAATTCTGTTTTCAGGGATGTAACACTCCACATATTCCCAATACATATTCTTGGAACCATGCAGCATGGATGACGGGATTGACCCTGTCATTGGATGAAATTGAAAATCCTTGCCCCCTACATGAGTGCGGAGAAGCTGTTGAGGATGGTTTTGACCGTGAATCTTGAAAAATAGCATCCGACCACCAGCACCCGGTGCCACGGGAACCTTCACCCAACGGGCATTGTTGTGATGGACAAAAGCTAGCGCCTGATTATTCCAGTCCCAACTACTGTGCCAGACCTCATTACCGGGCCCGTTCATATCCATGTAGGCGGTCATTGAAGAGGTATATACCAGACCCCACGGGTTTTTGATAAAGGCTATTCCTGACATCCAGCGTGATGAACAGCTATTTCCATGACGAGACTGACTTGGACGATAGCAGGTAAGGATATACTGCTTCTCGTAGGAGAGGTTTGGTACCGCCATAATTGCCTCTGGGTGGTAGCGCTCTGCAGTACCCTTGGCACCAAAGGCACCTAATGTATTGGTGGTGGTATATTGCCCTGAGTAGGTGAAGTATTTGTTCTGGTAACTACATCCCTCCTTGCAAACCCCCTGTCCTGTATCCGGATCGGTAAGTGACCAATAGTGGTGGCCATCATGGCTGCTCACCACCACCGCATCGGTGCCGGCCGGCACCTTGATCCGGAACCCCTTGTTGACATCATTGTGACTACAGTCCGATTCGTACATGGTTTTATAGTTCCATGAACTACTGCCGTGACTGCTACTGTTTCCACCATGGGTAAACCAGACCTTGCCCTGTCCCCATGCCTTATTCATGCTGTGTGAAGACCCACCATTCCCTCTACCAGAGATATAGTCATAGGGCTCCACCCTAAATCGTGAGGTATCACGCACATTCTCCGGGGTGTCACTACTGGTCAGTTGGTTGCCATGCCCCTTGGCCATGATCTGCCAATGGCTATTGTTACCCCCAGTGGTTGGTGTCACCCCGCTATTGTTCTGAATACAGATATAGGAGTGCGGATTTACATGAACCACATCATCTACTACGTAACTGGTGCTGGAGCTCCAGGTGCCTCTCCAGCTGAATTTGATATTGCCAAGATCGATAGTGGGCATTGCCTGCTCCTTAAAGTGTCATTGTTAGATGGCCATTTCCAGAGACCGCCAGGGTCTCTCCCTGCCCGATCCACCAGTCATAGGCAGAGTTATCGAGCTCACGTAATGAGTGGCCGGTTCTGAATTTGAGGTGTTGGGTGGATGGGTCACGATAGAGCTCATAGAACTCTGTGGTTGTGGCCAGAAGATCTGCTGCCTGATAGCCATCAAGGGTATCTGCATCCAGACCTGAGCCCGCTCCACCATTAACCGTAAAATTAAGCTTTCCGCTGCCATCGTTATAGGCAACGGTAATATTGGACTCACTATTGCCAGAGACCATAGCACCCACAATATCCTGTACCTGCTCATTAGAGAGCTGGGTATTTGGTGGAACCACCCAGCTAAAGGTCCCATCCCCATCTGATCTTAGATACTGAGAGACAGAGCCATTCCCTGAGACCTTAAGCTCTGAGGCACCAATACCGTTGGCTGTCACATGGGTGCCATGAGAGAGATTACTCTTCTCCGCCAGCCCCTCACGCAGCAGGGCCGCACTCATCCGCAGCTCTACCCCATCACCTGAGCTGTAGCTCTTGGGACTAGTGCCATCCTGCCCTCTCACCACACTCATCGTACTGCCAGAGATCGCAGTCACCTTCACCACCTCCAGCCCGGGCGGGCCTACCAGAGTGACAAAGGTATACTCCCCGCTGCCGAGTGATGGGAAGTCAGAGGCATCTGCTACCGAGATGGTGGTTGCGGAAGGTGCCGCAGCCCCTGTTAACTGGGTAGCTGCATTGTTGCTGAACTTTATTCCCATAAGATCAAGAGACGGTAATCGTCCAGGTGATGGTCATGGAGTCATTCGCTCCCTTGTTGACTACATCAAACTTGGTGCGCGCCAGAAGATCTCCGCCACTGGATGCATCAAAGATCCCCGCCTCAGTGATTGCCCCGGTACCATCTCCTGCAGCCCAGGTAGACTCGTAGGTTATGGTGTTGTTGGCAACCGTACCGCCAGATACCGAGAGTGCATTACGGTCCAGCTCACTGCCAAGCGCCGTGTCACTCTGGTTGACTGCTGCCGTACCGGTCCCAACCGCCATATGGGTCATCACAGTATCGGTATCCTTCATCCTCCGTGCCACCCACTTCTTGCCTGCCAGTACTACAGTGTTATTGGTCTTCTTGACCACCTCATCATTGAGTCTGATCTGAAGTGCTCCAGTCAGCTCGAATTGATCATTTACAGCCATTGCCATTTGCTCCTATTGGTTAAGAATTGCCTCATTAAGCGAAAATGCATTGAGCATTGATGCGGTACCGATCAGCTCGATATCCACACTGTCGCTAAATCCAAGAATGTCCCCACTAACCGGGTGCCTGAACTGCAGGGCTGGATGGTCCTCAATAGCAGAACTATCGACAAACTCCCTGACCCACCCTGTTGTGCGCTCGAAGTGGTCACTGACCAGGGTGATATTGTTTTTATCACCCTGGTACTCTTTGTATATCTCCGGTAGCCCCACCCCTACCAGATCATCTACTGCAACTGCGCTCGCAAACTGAAACCCGATCTGCTTGTCGATCTGGTCTGCGACCAAAACTCCATCATCCTGCGGCTTTTGAATCTGTCTCCAGAACTGGTCTGACACCGTAAGCGGATCACTCTGCGGCCTGCTCCACTGTGTGGTGATTGAGGGGTCATCCTCCACCCCAATACTGTTGTCCCAGCCCCGGAAGAACTGGCTGCTGCGGCTAAACTGGTCGGTAACCCCAAGAGGGTCGATCCCCTCTTCTGGAAATCCAATACGCTGGATCAGTGGGCTGATCGAGAATGCAGTAGAGATCGCGCCATTGAAGAGAGACTCATTGAGCAGATACTCATTCAGGGTGGTATCTGCCACCGCATCACTCAACACCCCGGTAGTGATGAAGTCATCCACCTTCAGGGTATCGAAGACCTCCACCAGACGAGCAAGCAGGAAGTAGCTGGTCTGGGCCACAAAGGCATCTGCCTGCACCACAAAGAGCTGCTTGCCAACAATGCTCTCCAGCACTATCGAATCACTGATGCTCTTTTGATAGTTCAAACTATTGAGATCTGTAGCCCCCAGCACCCCATCGAGAGGCTTGTGTTGCCGCCATCCGACTGTGCTGCCGAGCGGCACCTGGTCCTCGACCCCCTTGGTGATGTCTCGAAGACACTCTGATCCAATAGAGAGTGAATCGTCCTCCCTCTTTAGAGGGTGGCGATAACTTTGATCTTCCACCCCAAACAGATCATCCAGAGGTCTGGTCAGATCAAGCCCATGGAGAGACTCCACAGCAGCCAGATCTGAGAATATCTTCTTAAGTTCTTTTCTCTGCTCACTAAAGAGCGGCAGATCCTCTGCCACCCCTTTTACAAAACTTCTAAACTCATCATCGGAAAACCCGAAGATATTTCCCTTGCTCCCCAGATAATCCTTGTTGATCCGGTTCCAGTCATCCAGACCAAAGGCACTGTGAAAGTGACGTACATAGGCGACTACCCGCTCAAACAGATCATCTAGTGCAGCATCATCTCCCTTGGGAAGTCTGACCCCCTTCCACTGCCTGTCTGCAATCGTATAGTGTGAGTCGATTGATCGACTTAAGTGCCAAAACTCCAGATCACCAAGCGCCTGCTCATCTCCTACAAAACGGTTTTTAGAGTCTGGATCTACCCAGATCTCAGAGGCCTCGGCTGAGCAGTAGTGGGTATCGGGTGCGAGATTACGAAACAGGAGCTGTGAGGCCTCAATAGACCCAACAGATATAGTGGCTCGAATCGCCATCAAAACCCATCCCGCACCTTGAACTTGATCCGATCAAAGACGGTCTGTCGTCTCCCGTCACTATACTCAATCTCTATCTCCCCCTCATAACTGCCGGCATCCACATCAAGGGTCTCCGGATTCCACTGCATAAAGCATTTGCCGCCGCTAAAAGGTGCCACCCGCCCACAGACCATGGTGTCAAGGATCTCCTCACCACCAATATCCCGAAAATGAACCCGTACTGCACTCACTGAGGTGAGATCAATCGGCAGCCATGTCATGGGATCATCGGGGTCCAGCTTTACACCCGGCACCGCTGTGTTGGCGTCTCTCAGGGTAAAGTTGAGCTCCGGCAGATCATCACCTGCCACCAGGGGAATAGTCTCCAGATAGGCCATCAGGTAAACCCTCGTATCTGTACTGTCAGCGGGCTATTGCTCATCTTCCTGGCTGCACGTACCCGTAGTCTTCGAATCTCATCTTTATATCGGCGCTGCTTCTCTACCCCAATTGATGGGTTGGACCAGCTCTGGTCTGGGATCATCAACAGGGAGGCCAGGGTGCCGTGCAGCAGTGCTCTCTCCACAATACTCATCATCGAATCAGGTAACCCTCTCGCCTTTCTTGAGGGTTTGATCGCCATTACCAGCTTAATCTTCTCTCTTCTATCTGGAGTGGTACACAGCTCAACCACCTCGGGTATCCGCTGCTCCCACTCAAGCTCTTTTCCACTCTCACCGCTGACCGAGACCACTGAGGCAATCGCCCCATCTTTGGGCGGGTCGAGGTCATACTCGGTTACACCTGCAATGGTATAGATCGGGTCATGGCTCTCTCGCCAGATTAATGTGCTCTCAAACAGATCAATCGCACATCGTCTGATCTCACGTACCAGCACCGAGCGCGGGCATCCTCTGGCCTGCAGCAGCAGATCCGGGATCAGCTCCTCAAACCGGCTCACTGTTTATCGCCTTGTCTGCAGCACGTTTACCGGCCAGTGAGGAGAGAAAGGCCTCATAGTGGGCAGCCGCCCTGGAGCTGCTTGCCGCATCATCCTCTTTCTGCAGCGCCCGAAACAGCATGTAGTCAAGCACCGCATTGGCATAGAGCGCACTGATGGAGAGTGAAGTGGTATCACTCTCAAAATCTGAAATTACTATCTTCTGCGGCAGCACTGAGTAGACCAGCTCCACTACACTCCCCGCATCAGGGATGGGGTGGAGGTAGAATGTTCTGGGGTTGCGCTCATCAAAACTGAACAGATCAATCCGCTCTGACTCCATCCCGTGATCGAGACATCCCCACTCCAGTGAGGCCATCTGAAAGATCGGGGTGCCATCTGCGTTTCTCACTACATCCACCAGACTCAGAGCCTCCTCGGGCAGGGTCTGACGGGCATTGTTGATGCAGCTGAACTCCACGCTCTTGACCGAGCTGTCAGGGCGGTGAAGCACCACCTCACGCTGTCCATCATTGAGCCACTCAAGTAGCTCGGATCGTCTCCAGCGTCTTGCCCCATCCTCCTCATCATTGAGGATGCGGGAGACCCGGTTGATCAGATCGACAGCCAGCACCTGTTATCGGTCCCCATAAACGGGCACCAGCCCATCTTTTTTAAGCAGCAGTGCTGTGGGCTCAAACTCAAGGCCAGTATCTGGATTGCGCAGGCGTACAACTACCTGTCCGTTATCCTCATCCGCCACCTCTGTAGCCACCCCACCATTATCAGCCATTACCTCAACCTCTTCTCTTAATTGGCTGATCTTCTTTCTTTTATCGATATCGACACCAAACTCCTTCTGGGCATAGGCCTCGAGCTGGTCCTTGTTCATCGACAACAGATCAATTTGTTTATCCATCGTGATTCTCCATACAACTGACATGAAAAAACCCACCCCGGACCACTCCAGGGCAGGTCTATCTCAACCAGAACCGGGGCAACTACCCCTTCTTGGCATCAAGCAGCACACCGGCCTCAGGCTTGACCACCTTGTAGCCAAAGACATTGAGACCACGCACACCATCCCCAAACTGGTTCTCCAGCCTGAGCGTCTCCACATTGTTGAACTGGGAGGCAAAGGAGAGGAAGTGCTTGGTACCGGCCATCACCTTGGTGCGCGCCGTAGCGGCAGCATACCCGGTATCACCAGGCTTCTTGCCGGCGGCATCGGTAATCGCCAGATTGTTGCTCATGTAGATGGTGAAGCGGTCTACAATTCCCAGACGGCCGTTTCTGGCAATAGAGACACTGTCTCCTGCCAGCGAGGCATCCCGGAAGTCAGACTTCTTGATCATTGCGCACATCCATGGAGGGAGCACCAGCCAGCGCCCGCTCTCCGGGATATTCTGCTCATCAAGCTTCTGTGCTGCGGTGATGATTACATCAAGGATATTGTCCTTGGTGATCTCATTGCCGCTGCTTGCTGCATCCACCACATTGGTGGAGGCCACATCAGCGTAGATGGTTCCGAGTACCTGACGGTCAACCGCAATCTTCATATTCTCGGCGGCATCCTGTGTCGCCTCATTGATCAGATTGATATCGGCCTGGGCCTTGAGCACATCATCCACCTTGAAGGCGAAGGAGCGTGCCTGATCGATCAGCAGCTCGAGCTTCTCCTCTCCCAGATTCTGGTAGGAGACCGACGGGCTCATTGGATCATAGGTGCCAATATTGATACTGGGGGTCTGGCGGATCATCACCTTGCTGCCGGCGGACTTGATCTCGCCTTCCCAATTTCGATTTGCGATCTGCATCAACACAGTGGATGCGTAGAATCGCGCGTTTAACTTCTTTGACCATATCTCTGGAATGAAATTGGCCGCACTACCTGTAATTAAAGGCATGGTAAAACTCCAGCTACGGGAGAATCGCTGTCATCTCGACAGTGACAAAACTCCAGAGGGGTAAACCCCTCGATTAACTATGCGACTCGTCCCTCCCGTACAGCTGTATCAATCTCCTCCTCGTGTTTCTCAAACTCGGATGGAGACATGTTTGCAATCTGCTCACGGGTAAAACGGGGTCGCCCCAAGGTCTGAACCGGACGACGTGATCTCGGGGTGGGTGGATCTGCGATCTTCCTCCCCTCCTCCAGCCGTTTCGGTTTAGTGTCGATGTGAGGCTCCGGCTGCACTGCTACCTGGCCTACGGCCTGCTTGTAGCTGCCCAGCAGATGGATCACATCCTCTGACGCACCCTGATCAAACGCTCGGCGAAAGAGCGGGGGTTGTCTCTCCAGCCACCCCTGGAAGTCATCCGAATCCCGGACCTCATAGGCATCAGGATGAGCCTTCAAGATCTTCTGATAGTGAACAGCATCGGCATCAGCCTTTGCACGCTGCTCCTGATCGGCCTGCAGACTCTGCTGCAGAACACGGATCTGGCGCACCAGCGGCCCGGCGATGTCGGGATATTCACCAATCAACTCATCGAGGGGGTCACCACTCTCATCAGACCTCTCCCTGCTCTTGGGGGTAGAGCTTTGGTGCTGTAGCACCTCAAGCTCTCCCTTCAAAGTATGGATCTGGTCGTTAAGGGTGGATATCTCCCTGCGAGTCTCGGATGCCTCCTGGGAGGCCTTGTGCATGCGAGCCTGGGCATTACGAATACGCTCCTCGGCATTTTTAAGGGTCAGGCCGTTAAGCTCATCTCCCGCCTCCTCCTCACTCTCCGAATCCGGGGCCTCACTATCTACAGGCTCCGGGGGATCATCAGGTGCGGCCTCGGGCTCATCTCCTGACTGCTCAGGGGGGAGCTCCTCGACCGGGGTCTCATCGTTATCTTCTGGTGGGTCACTCTCCTTAAGGGGGGTGGTCTCATCGACCTGCTCCGAATCCCCGGACTCCAGTGACTCCTTGAGGAGGGCATCTGCCTCCTCCTCCATCTTCTTTAGCTTCTCATCGCCAAGATCATCTTGCTCTATGCTCACACAAACACTCCTAACCACGGGGCCTGCAGGTATGGCGATTCCCGCATGGGGGCCAAAACAGACGAGTCCGTGTATTTAAATTAGTCCAGCTTTAGATGGTCGAATCAGCTCTCACTGGAACCACTCCAAAACCGGACACCCAAAGAAAAACCCGCCAGGTGGCGGGTCTTGTCTAATATCTTGTTGTTATCTACTTCTCTAAAATTCTTCTGGCACGACC